GAGGGTAATTGGTTCAGACTCTGGCCCCGGATACAGATAAAGCGTGGCATCAATTTCATATGGGACAACACTGGCCGACTGAACCAGAACCCGGTCGGCGATTGGCCGGACATTTTCGTCGTTCAGCGCGATACGGACTTTGGATAATAAATCTTCAGGAGCGATGCCATTCGCTTCGCGTGACAGCACAGAAATGGTGACATTCGCAGGAGACGGGCTGATAACCGATATATCCGCTACCCGTCCATCGGCGGACAGACCGTGGAATTCGTACGAACCGGAAGGACCAGCGACACTCATTCCCTCAAAGGCTTGCGGAATGCGCGTGCGAAAGTCAGTGTCGCTTTCCATGACCGCCGGGACTGGCGGTACTTTGGTGTTATCCGCAGGTGTCAGCACCAGTCTTTGTACGCCATTGTTCGCCGCCAGCTGATCCAAATCGCTGCCCGTCGCATAGGCCACCATCACGGCGCGGGCGGATTCGTTGACGCGCTGGCGCAGGATCAGTTCGCGGTAAGCGTTCTCCTGCAACAGCTTGACCAGTGGTTCGGATTCCAGCGTCAGAGTCCGGCTGACCGCTTCCTGCTGATCGGCAGGATAGAGCGAAATCAGCGTCGTTTTACGTTCTTCAAGCAGGGTTTCATAATCCAGTTGTTCGACCACATCGGGGGCCGGTAACTGGCTCAAGTCGATTGTTGCCATAAGTGTCAGCTCACAGGAATATTCAGGGAAAAATCCGTCGCCGTATCGTTACGGCTTCCGGTCAGTTCAATCACCATCTTGCCGTCGTAACCAGTGTCGAAAGTGATAGAGGTCAGCGAAACGCGCGGTTCCCACTGCAACAGGGCGGTGTAACACACGGCCATCATCTGTAACCGCAGGGCGCCGTTTTGCGGCTGGTCAATCAGCTCAGAAAGCAGCGAGCCGTAATTGCGGCGCATTACTCTGGAACCCACCGGCGTATTTAAAATGTCGCTGACGGACTGGCGGATATGGTCGAGATCTTCGATGGCCATTCCGTTACTTCTGTCCATCCCCAGGTATTTCGGATTACTCATTGCGGGCCTCCTGTCTGACCACCGCCGGTCTGAACACCGCTGTGTCGGTGGGTGTGCACAACGATGCCGTTGGATGTCAGGCTACCGCCGCTGTGGGTTAAGTTGCCGGTCAGTGTGCCGCCTTGTTTAACTTCAAGGGAGCCGGTGGTCAGTTTGCTGGTGCAAACCACTTCCGGCGTATCCAGCGTAATGCGCGTGCTGGCGGTACAGCGGATTTCGGGTGCCGTGACCTCAACCTTCTGCGAGGCGTTAATCACGGCGGTTTTTATGCCTGTCACTTTTAGGGCACTTTGTGCCGGTTCATATTCAAAAATGGCGCCATCCGGAAAGGCCAGATGAATGGCGTCTGGCGAAGCTGAGGGCGCGGTTGCGGCATCGGAGAAGACCGCCGGTAAAACAAACGCGGTGTTCAGTTCGCCGCCCATCGAGAGCAGTAAAACCTGCTCGCCGACGGAAGGCGCCCACCAGCTGCGTGCTCGCCCGGCGCGATGTGTCATCCACGGCAGCCAGGCCGTCACATTATTGCCCGTCGCGACGCGGCAACGGGCGTTGGCCAGATCCAGTTCTGAGACGTTGCCGATGCGCACCAGATTGCCAATCAGCCGCATTATGTCGTTGAGTTGAAGAGTCGTATTCATGGGATAAAGGATGCCGTTTCAGAGGGTTGAGCGACAACCGGTGGCCGTTCGGCAGCGGCTGACACAACAAGGTTTACCGGGTTATACCGTCCAGCTGCTGATCAGTTCTCCGTTGAGATAAACCTCACGCGGCAGCGACACGTTTTCGTGCAGTGGCGGTTCAGGCAGATGAATAATGGTGCGCACGTTGTCTTCATCCCAAACCCGGACGCGCTCGGTCAGCTGGAGCGTCAGCACCAAGGTTTTCTCCTGCTGCGTAAAGGTGAAGTCAGTGAGCCGGTTTGCCGCGTTGCCGGGAATTTCAGGCTGATTAACTTGCAACCAGTCGAGGATAACGACCACCACTTGATCGACCAGGGCTTCGCTGAGAACTGCGTCATCACTGACGGTCAGCGTCAGCGGATAACGATATTCAAACGAAAGTGAAGTGGCGGACGTCGCGACTATCTGGCCTGCGCCGGTGGCGATCACCAGTTTGTCCGGCGAGGCTGCGAGCAGCGGCACCTGTTCAATGAGCCGTTGTTGCAGCTGAATGGGTTTTTGCATGTTGTGCCTCCTGACACTTTTTAATGGCTTCAATTTGTAAGCCGCACTCCATCAGCGCTGCTTCCAGCTGGAGGATGTCGGCACTCAGATCTTCATTCGTGACCGGTTTGCTGGCGGGTATCGGGCATGAGCTGACCGGTGGACAGCCAATGTAAATAATCGCTGGCGGAGCTGAAGGTGGGGCGCTGGTGCAGCCGGCTAATATCATCAGGCAGCCCGGAATCAGCCCACTGACGGGTTTGCAGATTTTCATGGAGGCTCCTCTGCCTTTGCTTTTCACGGTTTTGCATCACCTGGTTGGCGGTACTCAGGTCTTCGCGTAACGCCAGTTCAGCCTGCTCGCGCTGTCGCATTTGCTGATTCAGGGCAGTAATCAGCTGTTCCCGTTGTTGCAGCTGAACCGTCAGGGTGTCGCGTTGCAGCCCGGCAATGTTGAGGTCATGCTGCAATGAGCGGTTAGAAAGCAACAGGATGGCGATCAGTAAAACCATCCCGGCGAGAAGTATCGGTAACAGGCGCATTCAGACCCCTTTCAGACAGACGATACGTTCAGCGTTTCTCCTGCGTTCCAGTCCGCGGTTACGTTCACCATTAACAAAAACCCAGCGCGGCAACTGGTCGCAGGCTTGTTGCCATTGTTGGTGATTGATAAAAAACGCCAGCGTGGATTGACAGGCGGCACCGGTACCGACGTTAAAACTGAACGACACGACGGCATCAAAAACCGGTTGCGGCATCGTCACCCGCATACATTTTTTACGGCGCGCTCTGTCTGCTGAATATCTGCCAGCAGGTTTTCAGCGGCCTGATGTTCGGAAATGGTCTGCGCCGGTTTAACGCCAGCCGTGTGGCCGATACCGCTGGTCCACACACCGGCGCTGCACTGGTAGGGTTGCAACTGACAGCCTTCAAAATCAGTGATCAGCCGTAATCCTTCTTCCGAAACCTGCAACGATAGGTAGCCCGGCAAGGCTGCCATCAGCCCTAAAACGACGGCGGCGCTACAGCGTTTAAGAGTTGAGGTTTTCATAGGTGTCTTTACTCAGGCCGCTGCGTGCCAGCAACTGGTAGCTTTTGCGCCGGTAATACCAGTTGATCAGAAACGTTCCGACACCGACGCCAGAGCCGACCAGAAAGGCGACATCCTGCGATGTCAGGCTGGCGAGCCAGGTCAGCGAGGTGGCAATAAAATAGGCGCAGCCTGAACTGATCCGTTCAGTATTCAGTCCCATAATTTGATCGCTTCCTGAACCGGTTGTTCTGCGATGTCAGGCAATTCGATGGCTGTGCCGTGTGGTAATAACGGGTCTAAATCGGCGATGCCTTTATTGGCGGCGTAGACTTTTTCGACCACCGCGGCGGTACGGTTGTAATAACGCCAGCAGAGGGAATCGAGGGTATCTCCCTGTTGTGCATAGACTTTCATGGGTTTTCTCCGCGAGTGAGTGAGGGAGTCAGTCGATGAGTTAAGTCTGCGCAATCGGGCGCGGGGCAGCAATCTGGAAGGGATGTGAAACGACTGGCACAACAGAGAAGCGGACAAATAAGACAGGGAGATGGCGGGGCGCTTAGTCCGGAGGAAAACCGGTCGGGCAAGCGCCAGCAAAGTTGACTACTTCCGCCGCAGGATCTGGCAATCAGTGAGCGTCGTCGGTCCCCCCGTGGTAGCAGACCGTGGCCTGATTTTCGTCAGACAAAGCCCGGCTGGCCAGCTCTGAGATCAGCGACATCACGACCAGAAATTCTTTTGGATTGCATTGTGCCGTCTGCGATATGTCTGCGATCAATTGTATCCTGGACAGCGTTAGCTGTTGTTTAGTCAGGTTTTCCATTTTCTCCCCTTGCCAGATACTGTGTTTATATACAGTATTCTTTAATTGATCTAATACGTCAACACTCAGGGCATTTTAAAAATTATAATTCCTTGAATTTAAGCATGAA